TCGGTCGCGGGCATCGCGTCCGAGATCACATGCGGTGCAGGCAAGCGAGAACGCGCGACCGGACCTCGCTTGCGAGCGACACGAAACTTTCCAGGCTCAACTTCCACAAGCTCGATCATCATGGAAACTTTATTGTTGGCACCACGTAGGTCACCGCCAGACCGGGTTTCCCGGCGGCAACCTTCGTGACTGCAATGCCGCGCCCGCCAGCCGCCTCGGTGACCGGCACACCAAGCGTCGGCGTTGTCGCCGTCACATCGACCACCGGCAGACCACCGCTCGCGACTGTCACAACAGGCAGCGCCATTGCTACCTCTTGCGCTTGTGCGCGTGGCGCGAGGTCGGCGGCTCGTCCTCCTCGCGGAACGTGAAGTCCACCGGAGCAGACACCACCTCGCCGTTGCGGATCGCGCACTGCACGACGGCCGGGTTCAGCCAGAGCGACGGCTTCACGCCGGTTGAGAGCGTGCCGTCCTCGTTCAACGTCGTCGGCTCATCGTGACCGGCGAAGTGGATCACGCTGCCAGCGAAGAAGCCGGTGCCGTGGACGTAGAGCGTGAAGTCAGGCTGACCAATCACGCACGAGTTCGGCTCCAGCGACGTGATGACCGGCGTCGGCATGTCAGGCGCGACCGGCGGTTCGTTCGGGCTCGCGGGCCTGAGACTGCCGTGACCGACAGTCTCGGGCTCGTTGATGCTCTTGATGGTGCTCATGTGAACGTCCAGGTCTGCGGCGCGGTGGTGATGACGCCGCCCGTAACGACGACGACCGGCCACGTACCGGCGGTCGCCTTCTTGGTGACGGTCGCGGTGATGGTGGTCGGCGACACGAACGTCGTCGCCTGCGCAACACCGTTGACCCAGATCACCGACTGCCGCGTGAAGTTGGTGCCGGTGCAGGTGAGCAGCTGCGTGCCTGCACCCGACGCGACCGAAGGCGGCGCAATGGACGCGAGCGCCGGATTGGTCAGCGGCGTCAAGCTCGACGCATGCTGCTGGTTCGGCGGGCTCGACACCAAGTTGGTGTAGTTGCCGAGAACCGACACGGTCTTCAGCTGACCGGCGGGGCTCGGGTTCGGCACGGTGGCGGTGACCACCGTCTCGGTGCCCTTGCCTTCGTTATCGACGCTGGTGCCTGCACCTGCAGCAGCAGTCTTCGCCGCGAAGGTGGTGCCGGTGCCGCTCGGCTCGTTGGCGGTCGCGCCGTTCGCTGCCGCGAGCGAGCCAGAGTTTGGCGTCGGCATCGCGATGCCGTCGTCGGCGAAGGCCTGCGCGGGATCAGTCGGCGGCGTTGCGCCGATGCTCGACAGGTTCGTCGGCGGGGTCGGGTTCGGTGTGGTGACGGTCAGTGCGCTCTGAGCCATGTGGCCCTCCTACTGCGAGTACTGATCTTGAGCGGCCAGCCCGCCCATCTGCGGCGCAAGCATCAATGCACCCGCTCCTGCGCCACCGGAGAGGATGAGATCGCGTGCGTTCTCGGGTGAAATGCCGAGACGCTTCGCAGCCTTTGCGATCTGCTGCGAGAACAGTTCGAGCTTGCCTGCGCCCAGCGGGCTATCGATGCCGGTCTGCGGGCCCATCACGGTCCACATGCGCGCTTGCGCGGGGACGCTCTCCAGGCCGAGTGGCGCGGCGATACGATGCTGCCACCAGGGCGAAAGCTGCTGATACTCAGGCCGCGTGAACGCAGCCGCGACGTTGCTCGGGCCCTCGCGCGTGTCAGCAAGGCCGACGCTGCGCGACCAGTGTGCATCGCCAACCGGCGCGGTGGTCTGGAAGCCGGTCTGCGGCACGCCCGACGCATGCACGTAGAGCGGCACCTTCGGCTTGTCGCTGAGAAGCTCGCCGCGCTGCAGATACTTCGCCATCGGATCGCCTGCAGCATTGCGGAAGTGCAGGTGCGATTTGATGTAGTCGAGGTCGCTCGGGTAGTCCGCGCCCATCTGCTCGCGGAGCTTCGCGCGCTCGCCCTTGCCCAGCGGGAAGAAGCGGTTCACGTCTTCAAAGCGCCCCTGCTGTTCGAGCCAGTGCGCGCCGGTCCCGCGTTGAATTTCTTGAAGCACAGGCGACGACGGCGAAGCCATGCCGGTCATCGTGTTGAGGTGACGATAGCGGCGCACCGCCTCCTCGGGCCCAAACATTTGTTCGAGCCGGTGATAGAGCGGGTCCATGATGTACCAAGCATCGGCGTGCTTGATGCCAGGGACGAGGCCTGCCTCGTAGAGCGCATCCTGCAGCCGCTGCTCGTTGCGCGGCGTCATCACGTTGGTCGCGCTCTCGGAGCCCTTCGGGTTGGCGACGACGTTCACCCCGCGCGGCGCTTCGTTGCCGACGCGGCCGACGGCCATCGCATCGAGGTCGCCGCGCGTGACGCCCCACAGCTGCTTCATGATCGGGTCTTCAGGCACGATGTGGCGCGCCGCTTCCGCCGCGATCTCGCGCGGGTTCGCGTACACGCCAGGAAACATCATGCGATGCGGCGAGCGCACGGTCTGGATCAGCCGGTTGGTCGGCGCGTCGAGGCCTGCGTTCACATCGCCGCCCATCTTGAACACGGGCGCGTAGCGCTTCGTGTACTCGCGCGCGGTGTCGAGTTGCTCAGCGCTCATCGCACCAGGAGCAGCGACGTTGAACTGCTTCGGCTCTTGCGCGGCGACATCGCCAAGCTTCCAGTTGGCAACGCCCTTCTCGGCACCCTTCGCGGCGCGGCCCAGCGCGCCCAGCGGGAGCTTGGTCTTGCCCGCCTCGGCCGCGCTCGGATCGAACGTGGCACCCATCACCGCAGCGGCGCGACCAAGCGGCCCGGTGCCAAACATCATGCCGACATCGGTGAGCGTTGACGGCGCGAGTGCCTCGATGAGCTTGTTCGGCGCGTGCGAGGCCTCCTGGCCCATCATCGGTGCCTGACGCGGCCCGAAGAACTCAGCCTCGGCCTGCGCGCGGCGCTGCGCCTTCTCCTGGTTGACGACCGCCTTGTCGTAACCGGCAAACACCTGCTCGGGCGGCGTCGGGTACGTGTGCTCCAGGATCGAGCCCGTCTGCGACGGCACCATGTTGGCGAGTCCGCCCATGCGATACGCATCGGCGGTGCTCGGGCCAGCCTGCTGCACGGAGGCGCTCGGAATTGGCATGCCGGTGAACGGGTCGTACTGCGCATCCTCAGGGAGCGCGCCGACGTTGTTGCCGCGTGTCAGATCGGCGAGTGCGCCCATCACGCTCATGGCGCGCTCCCGTACTGATCAGCAGCTGCGAGCCCGCCCATCGCGCCAGGGATCGCGTACTTGCCGAGATCGCTCCAGGTCCACGACGGCATGATCGCGATCTTCTGCGGCGCGTAGACCGTGTCGGCACCGCTTGCGGTCTTGTTGAAGTCGGCGTGCGGACCAGAGTTCACCCACGAGTTCTGGCCGCGCGTCTCGCTTGTCATGGCAGGGAGCGCTTCGGGCGAGTACATGCGACCGTGAGCGCGCCACGCATTGTCTTCGCCGCCAGCGCGGAAGCCGTAGCCGCCTTTGATGTGGCCGAAGTAATCATGCACGACGCGGAAGAGATCGTTGTTCAACATCGGATAGTCGCCGACGTACTCGCCGGACTGGCGCAGCAGCGGGTTCTTCTCCGACGTGCCGGTGCCGAAGCCCTCGCCGGTCTTGAAGAACGCCATGCGATTGTTGTCGGCGACATCGCGCGCAACAGCGCGCGGGTTCGAGCCGTACGGATAGGTCGAGAGATCGACCGGCTTGATGTCGAGCCCGGTGTTCTTGATCGCTTGATACTGACCGAGTGTCTCGCGGATCATCGCGTCGTAGGACGACAGCGCCTTCGGGTCGTAGAGCGGCAGCTGGTCGAACGCCTCGGCAATACGCTTCGCCTGATCCTTATCGAGCGGCGCGTATTGCTTCGGCGGTACGTACGCTCGGCCCTGCAAGCCCATGTACTGTTCGGCAACGTCGTGCGCCTTGCCGTACGGACCAGGGACGAACAACTCGCCCTCGACGGTCTGCGCCTTGTTCGGCAATCCAGGCAGCGGCTCGCGACCGCCAGCGCGGGCAAGCGCCTTCGCAATCGCATCGCGCATGCTCACATCGCACCTCCTGGCGGGCGATAGGCCTGCTGGTTGACGCGGAATTGCTGCAGCGCGCGGCGCTCGGCGGCACGGTTGGCGAAGTCTTGCTGCTTCTGCTGGTTCTGCTGAGCAGCCATCTGCATCTTCTGTTCGTTGAGCCTCATCTTTCCAATGGTGTCGAGGCGCTTCGCCTGCGCGTCCTCGCGGGTCTGGATCATTTCGAGTTGCGTCTTCTGCTTGTCGGCCTCGTTGTCGGTCTGCTGCTGCTGCAGCTTGCCCAGCTGGATGCGCTCGGTGCTCGCGATCTTGGCGCGCTGCGTCTGGTCCTTCATGTCCATTTCGCGCGTGCGCAGTTCCTTGTCGTCCGCGTTCTTCTGCTTGTTGGTCTGGTCCTTCATCTGCTCGACCTGGAGCGTGATCTTGTTCGCTGCCGTGGTCGGGTCGTCGCCGCGCGGCTGGTTGGCCTTGGCCTGCAGCTGGTTCACCGCGCTGTCGATTGCCGTGTCCATCGAGCGACCGGCGCGGAACGGCGCGGTGGCAAACTTGAGAAGCTCGCCAGCGAAGGAAGCCATTTCCGGCTGCGCCACCACCATCTGCGACAGCTGCGGGATCAGCTGCGCGAGCACGCCGACGAACTCAGTGCGGCGCTGCTTCTCGGTGTTCTCGTCGATCAGGATGGTGCTGTCGGTTTCGATGTCGAGCACGAACGCGCGGGTCCGCATGTCGCGCAGGAAGGTCATCACCTGCTCGAACGTCGGCTTCTGCATCAGGTCGTCGATGGCTTGCTGACCGGCCTGGAGCAGCTGCGGGCCCTGCGTCTGCAGCTGCTGCGCCTGTTCCGGGCTGGCCTGCAGCTTCTGCTGAATTTGCGGGTCGGTCTGGATCATCTGCATCGCCTGCTGCTGCTTCTGCAGCTGCGCCTGCATCTGCTCGATCATCTGCCGCTTCATCTTCGTCGTCGGCAGCTGCGTCTGGCTCATTTCGATGATGGTCTTGTCCTCGAACTGATCGAGCATGATGTCGGACGCGATCACGACGAGGTCGCGCGCAACGCGCACAAGCTCGTCCTGCTTGTCGCGCGTGCGGATCGAACCAAACTGCGTCTTGAGTTCTTGCGCGCCCATCGTCTCGCGCGGGTCGGTCGCGCCGCGCATGATGTCGGACAGGCCTTTGATCTGGTAAACGTCCTGGATGATTTGCTGACGCAGCTGCTGCAGCGACGTGATCGTCTGCGCGATCTCGACCATCGGAAGCCAAACGATCACCTCCTTGCTGCCGCCAAACGCCGCCCAGTTGGAGATCGGCACGAGCAGCCGCCCTGGTGTCTTCACCGCAATCGCGGCCTGGATCGCGTCACCAAGCTCGGCACCACCTGCCGGATAGAAGCCCTTCGCCTCCAGCGCATCGGAGAGCGCGTGGATTTTCGCGGTGAGCAAATTGATTTCGTCGAGTTGATCCTTGTACTGCAGGATGTCGGGCACCGGCACGAGCGAGCCGGGTTGCGTCACGCCGTACGCAGGCTTCGGACACGGGAAGAAGTCGGTGAGGTCGAGGTGCGGATCGTCCTCGTCGAGGATGTTCTCGCAGCCCTTCGCGACCCACACGACGCGGTAATTTTTCTTGTCCCAGATTTCCCAGAACTTGGCGCGCTCGCGGTTGTCGGTGCCGCCAAGCTCCTTGCTGTCCTTGTCAACGGTGTACTCGGCGTCCTGGTACTCGTCGCCTGAGTATTTGTGGAAGCGGTCGCGCGCCTCCTCGCGTGTCAGGTACGCAGCACCCGCGACCCACCACACCTCGTACCAGCAGCGCGAGACACTGTGCAGGAAGTCCTTGCGATGCTTGAAGTCGATGCACACGCGCTCCGAATTGTAGAACGAGCCGTAGCTGTTCTTGCTCTCGTAGCGCGCCCACGGCACGCCGCGCCCGTTGAGCACGACATCGTCGCGCATCTGCTTCATCACTTCGTCGATGTGCGTGAGGTCGAACGCGACGACGTTGATGCGTTCGAGAATTTCGGCAGCAGCCTGCGGCACCGGACGGCGGTCCTTGAATTTTGTGACAACGACCGGCTGCGGCGGCTTCGCGTAGATGCTGGGCTTCTCGACCTCGATGTTCGCCCAGAACATTTGAAATTCTTTATCGCGGGCGTTCTGCGCGAGCCGCGCCAAGTTGGCGTACTGCTTCTCGATCTTGTCGCAGTGATCGTTCCAAGGCTCGAACGCCTTCTCGCTCTCCTCAAGCAAATTGAGCCACGCCTTCGCCTTCTTCGGCTCAAGCTGCGGGTTGAACTCCAGGTCGTCGTGCCGGATGTCGTCGCTGGCGGGCGCGTTCGGCGTGCTTTGGTTCGTGATCACACGCGCCTCCCGTAGATCGCATCGGTGACGCGCTGCCAGTTGCTTGCCTTGGCGCGAGCGATCTCCATCGCGACGATGTCGCGATACTTCGCGAGCAGCGCCGCGTTCGCCGCGTCGTCGGTCAGCGACCACTGGGTCCAATCGACCGTCATGGCTGCACCGCGTTGAGCGGCAGCTGCTGCCGCAGGTTCGTCATGTCGCCGACGGTGACGCGAAGCTCGATGTCGGGGCCGTTGGTCAGGCGCGCGTAGACTTTGCCGCCATCGACCAGCACCCGCATGACGTAATCGACGTTGAGCAGATCGCCGTTGGCGGCGAGCAGCCAGCGCTTCGGGGAAACCGTGGCGGCGCTCATGACACCGCCTCCGCAGGAGCAATAAATTCACGCACGTACCAATCGACGCCACCGGGATCGCCATCGGGTTCGAGCCACGAGCGCAGCGCGTCCTTCAAATCATCCGGTCGAGCGCCGTTGTAGAGCAGCCCCGCACAAAGTTGCGTCAGCGCCCAACGAACCTCGTTCTCGTTCGGATGCTTCGGCACCGTTCGCATCACGTAGAACAGCATGCGGTCGGTTTCGTAGAAGGCGTTGCTCACAGCACCATCCCCGTGTGACGAGTGTCGAGCGGCGGCGGAATGCGCCAGCCAGACGGCAGCTGCGGCACGACGCGCACCGCGCGCGGCGCAGCGCGCCTCCAGGCGAGGCTCAAGTATCGGAAGCTGTCGGCGGGGTGCGAGGTCCAGTCGTGGACGGCGTTGGCGCGGAAGGCCTTCTTCTCGTCATCCCATTCGCGCCGGTATTGCTCCAGCGCGTCGATGCCTCCGTCTTCGCAGCGTGGATGGAAGACGCAGAGCGGGAGAGTGCGGCGCACTGCGTTGATCCCGTCATCCAAAGATGCATGGGGCACAAGCATGGGGTGAAGCCCCATAGACGACATCGTCTCGACGCGCGTTCGTCCACTGCCCCACTCCTTGATCTTCGCGTCGTGCGGCACGTAGTCGTTGCCGTCTTTCCAGCCGTACTTGTCCTTTCGCGTGCTGATCACATCGCGGTAGTGCTCCAGGCCGACGCCAGAAGCAGCGTAGTGATCCAGCACAAAAATCTGCGCGCCGACGGTGGTGAACCACCAGATGCTCGTGTCGTCGCCGACGCCAAGGTCCCAGGCGCGGTGGACCGTGTAGCCTTCCGGTGCCTCAATCTCGATGATGCGACCTTCATTGCGGACGCGCGCCATTTCCAACGCATAGAAGGCTCCCAGGATCGCGGCCTGCCAGTCGCACATGTACTCTTGCTGAAACTGCGCGCGGCCAACGTCCTCGCCGTAGAGCGCCTGATACTCGGCGAGCGCCTCCTCCAGCTGCACCTCGGTGAGCGCGCGGGTGTCGAGCGCAGTGAGCCGCTCGTAGAACCAGCTGTCAGACTTCTCGGCGTGCAGCGCCATCGCATGCGCGTGATTGCGACCGCGCGGCGTCGTGATGAAGTTGGCCCAGCCGTTGTTCTCTTCCAGGATCGGCCGGTGGTAGGCCCAGGCCGACGGGTTGGCGAGAGCCCACTCGGAGTACGTGATGCCCGCGACACCGGAGCCGACGGTCGCGTCGTAGCGGTCTGATCCAATCAGCTGCCACGTCGAGCCGTTGATGAAGCGGATAAACATTTCGTGGTCGTTGACGCTCTCGCGCGACCACAGCGGAAACGCCTCGTCGATGCGCCTGCGGCCGGTGTGCGAGTTGACGCTCGTCCAGATCGCTTTGCGCGCCTGCAAAAACTCGGGCAGGCAGTGCCAGTAATTCCCCTGACGATTAAACGCAGCGCACGCCGCGTGATGCAGACAAATCTCGTCCTTACCCGCACGCCGATGCCACACCGCCATCGCGCGCGTGCCGCCGCCTTGCAAATACTGCCAGAGGCGATCCTGGTGCGCTCGCGGTAGCCAACCATTGTGCGGTAGCGCGAAGCTCATGCGCGATCACCGTAGCGCCAGGGATCGAACGTGTTGTAGCGAGCGCTGTCACGCGCTTGAGCGTCGGCGATCTCAGCGTAGTGATCCTCCAGGTGGTCTGCGGATGCGGTGATAGTTGGCCGATTTACCTCCCGCTCTTGATTGGTACCGTTTCGGGCAATGCCCGCCGGGGTCGCTGACGCATGGGCAGCACCTCCCAGGGGGCGACGACGTAGGCGCACCAGGGAGCGGATGAGAGCACGCACAATGCGCCGCATCGCGTGCTCCTTTCCGTGACACACAGTGACAGCACGAGGATGTGCTTGCGGCACAAGCTCAACTTTGTTGAGTGAGTGTGAGGACCTACTCACAGGACCTATTCCTCAACTTTCTTGAGTTCGATGAGCTTCGGATCGCGAGGCACATCACGCGCTGCGCCCTCGATGATGTGGCGCACGATGACCTCGATGCCGCCTTCACCGTTCTCGCCCGTGATCGCCTGGGGAGCTTTGCCCCAGCCGCGATCCAGCAGCGAGTTCGCTGCCATCACACGCGCGGTGTCGCTCTCGCTGTGATGCATCACGCGGGCAAGCGTTGCGACCGCGCCAGCCGTGTGGTCACGAGCCAGCGATCTGACATCGGAAGGCGTTGCGTGTCTCGACACTTAAGGAGGTTCCATCTGCGGTGATCAGATGGCTGCGAATAACGCGCTGCACCGTAATCGTCTGTCAAGCGCTGAGTTTTAAGCCTGAATACCTGAAACCCCCTGAACCCGATTTCCCTATTATCCTTTTATTTTTTACTCCACATAGAGAAAAGGACCGTCAGGAGTATTCAGCCGTCAGTTAATCCTGAACCCCTGAAGAGGCTGAAGGGTTATTCCAAACACTTTCCTTCCAGTGCTGCATAAATCGAAGGGTAGCGCAGCTGGTTCGGCATACGTGGCAGCACCGTCACGATAGCCTCGACATCAGCTGCCCACATCACGAACACCTCGCATCCGCGCACCTTCACGAGGTGGATGCTGCCGATGTGCGCGCGGCCGAGCACGGGCGACTTACCGCTCGTGATCTGCTCGACCATCGCATCGTAGTCGGCATTGGTCCCGGCGATGCCATACCGCTCGTACAGGCGGCGCAGCGAATGCACGCGCATCGCGTTCTGATGCACAGGCGAGCCGCGTGCGGTGCGTGGCTGCATGCGCTTGCGCTTCACGGCCGCACCCAGACGTTGCCGCGCTCAGTGTGCTTGCGCTTCCATCCCCAGCTTTTGAGAATAGCCGCGATGCGGCTGTCGGTGATGTTGGTGCGCTGACCGGCGATGATGACCAAGCACTCGGCCGCGATCTCTGCCGTCGTCACCTGCGTGCGCCCTGACACGAACGGGCGAATGCTCTCCTCCCAGATGTCGCTCGCCTGCCGCTGCTTCTGCTCACCCGAAATGATCTCGCGCTCGAACGACGCATCGGGCCACCAGGGATCGCCAAGCTCAAAGCCGCGCATCGCCTCTGCGAACAGCTGATCGCGCGCATCGGCGAGCATGCCCAGATTGATGGGCGCAGCCACGCCGGTCTTCACCGGCCAGAAGCGCCGCCCGCCCGTCGCATCGCGCAGATACGTGTCCTCGTTGGTCGTGCCGACGAACACACACTGACGTGGCTCATGCACCTCGCGACGACCGTAGCGCGCCAGATAGATTTCCGTCGGCCGCGTGATGAAGCTCTTGAGCTTCGTCGCCTCGGCCTTGCTGAAGGCGTGAAGCTCAGCGACCTCGATCAGCCACTTGCCACGCAGATGCTGCGAAGCCTCGCGGCTCGCGTTGATCTCGGGCAGGTGATCCGAGAAGTAATCGCCGCCGAGCACGCGACAGGCGCTGCTCTTGAGAATGCCCTGCGGGCCTTCCAGCACGAGCATGTAGTCGGCTTGACATCCTGGCCGCATGATGCGCGCCACCATCTGCACCAGGAACATGCGCCCGACGTGCATCGTGTACGGATTGAAGTCTGCGCCCAGGTACGACGACAACCACACGCCGATGCGCTTGGTGCCGTCCCATTCGAGCGAGCGCAGATACTGCTGCACCGGATGGAATGCGTTCTCCTCGGCGCGGATCGTGATCGCCTCGCGCACCGTGTCGATGCCCATCGAGGGAAAGCCGTTCTTCTGAAACCACTCCTTCAGCGCGATGACATCGGTGTCCTCAACAATGCGATGCATCGTCTCGATGCCTGCAGGCTGATGCAGCATCACGTCGGTGCGCAGCATCATGTCGAGCGCGAACACGTCGCGGATGTCGTGATCCTGGCGCAACGCGATCAGCGCGTTGTGCAGGTTCGGGATCAGGCCGCCGTTCGCGCCCTTCTGGCACGACAACTGCCACGCCTGCCGCGCCTGATGCGCGAAGCTGATGACGTTGTCGTCCACCACCACCCCCTCCAGGCAATCACTTGGTGGCGCTGAGCAACGCGACCATGCCCTCGCACTGGTCCTGGACGCGCTCAGGCTTCCAGCCGGTGACGCGCGCGATCTCGTCGCGCAGCCCAGCCATCACGCTCTGCAGGTGAGAGCGACTGTTGTGGCGATGCGAGAGCTTGAGCAGGCGCAGATACGCCTCGATCATCAGCACCACCTCTTCGGCCGGTGCCTTCGGCGCGCACTGCGCTGCCATCTGCGCTTTCATCTGGTCAGCAGCATTGCTGTACGGATTGCTGCACATCAGTACGTTTCCTCTAATTTGTTCTGCCATGCGCGGATTTCGTCCGCGTACCAGAAGCGGCGCTGCGGCCCCTTCGCGCCAGGAAACAGCGGATGACTGCGCGGGAAGCGACCATCACGCTGCATCTGGTAGATCGTCTTCTTGGTCACCGGCACGATGCTCACCACCTCGTCGATGGTGAGCATCTTGCGCGGGCCGCTCGTGTCGTCGGCCATTGCTATTCCTGCTTCAGTGCAGCGAAGTCCTTCTCGATGAGCCGGTGCTGCTCAGCGAGCCATCCCTCCCAGCTATAAGTGCGCCCGTCAGCTGCAATAACCTTGCCGTTGGCGTGACGGATCGCGGCGTGCGGCGGGCACTGCTGCACGGTGAGCGGCACGAGGATGTGCTCGTGATCGACACGCCACGCCATCACAGGCTCAGCGGACAGCGTGCCCTGCGCGGGATCGTCAGGGTGATCCGGCTTGTTCCACCAGATCACCTCGGTGCCCGCATTCGCGGACACGAATGCGTGCTGGCGATGCAGGACAGGGACAACCTTCTCGCGGACTGCGCCGCGCTTCGTCTTCGTCGTCTTCTTCTTCACCACTTGCTTCCTCCTCTTTGTTGAGCCTCAAGTTACGGAACCATCGCCTTCTCGATGCCCGCGATCGTGCGTTCGGTCTTCTCCATCACGACCAGCATCGGCTTGACGCGCGCGACCAGCGCATCGATCTCGCCCTGGTGGCGCATGCGCAGCTGCTCCAGGTCGCGGTGCAGCTGCTTCACGTCCTCGACGACCGCACGCGCGTACGCGAGTTGCTCGATGAACTCGCCGTTGTGATCCGGCCCGAAATTCTCTTCGCGGATCGAACTCACCCAAGCGAGCGGAACGCCCAGGTCCTCGGCCACACGCTTGTCGGTCCACTGCGCCGAGTAGCCGCTCACCTCGTTGATGTAGACATCCTGGAGCTTGGCGAAGATCACGCGCTTGTCGTCGCGCGTCATCTGCTGCGGCGGCTCGACGTGAGGCGGCTCGTGTGACGCACTTCCGTTCGATGCAGGCATCGATGCTTCCTCCTTTTTCTTGAGTGGCACGAGAGCAGCGGCAAGCGGCTTGGTCGCGGCCTCGCACTGCGGGCAGCGATGACGGGTGGCCTGCTTGCCGATGACCCAGCCCAGCTGCGAGAACTTGCGCATCGCAAGCTGATCAGTTCGCTTGTCGTCGTCGCCTATCATGCCGTGCGCGAAGCTGTTCATCGGCACCTTGCCGACGTTGCCGCACTTGCCGCAGATCAACGAAAGGTCTCGGACCTTCCGGTCGCCGTACTCGACGGTGGTCGGCTGAAACAGTGATACGTGCATTGCCTTCCTCCATGTGGTTGGGAGCTTCACTTCTTGACGGTGGATGAAGATCACCGGGTCGGTGACGTGCTCGCGCTGCTGCGGCATCAGCTGATGCATCATTCGCCTGATGCGGCGCTCGCGTGCGACCTCGGTGAAGACATCGCGTTGCCTCATGCGTTCTCCTCCAGGCGTTTGATCAGCCGCTCGATGGCGGCGTCGGTCTGCTGCTGGTCGAGCGGGCCCTCGGGCCTGTAGGCCTGGAGGCGGCGCAGCATTTCGCGATCCTGCTCGCGGATCACTGCGCGAAGCTCGCGTGATGCGGCGAGCTTCATGAGAATTGCTCCAGCAGTTTGACGGTGCGCCGGATCGCGTTGTTGATCGCGACGCGGTCGTAACCGGCGTCACCGCTCTCGCGGATTTCCATCAGCAGTTCGAGATTGCGGCGCAGCGTCTGCTCGTCGAGCGACCACTTCGGTTTGCGATGCGCGTCGTTGTAGGCGTGCATCCGCGCAGCGGAGGCCTGCAGTCGCCAGAGCACCTCCGTCCGCATGAACCTCGGCGGTGCGCGCTTCGGTGAAGGCTGCGCGCCAATCTTGCCACCGACAGCGCCGAAGGTGCGAAAGCGCGGACCATAGTTGAGGCGGCGACCACCCATTAAGCGTGCCCCTCCTGGCGGTCACCCGCGTCAACCAAGTTGATGTTCGGTTTGGTCTTGATGCCGAACGCGGTGCGCTCCAGCAGCGCGACGATGTCGGCTGGCTCGATGTTCGAGGTGATGCCCAGGTTGACGCTGCTATCGTCGCGCGGGATCGCGACGACCAGGGCGAAGCCGATGGCGTGCGGCTGCAGTTCTTCCTTGAGCAGGCGCGACAGGCGACGGATGAGGTCAGCATGGCTCTCGGTCATGCGTAGCCCCCGTCGCGCTGCATCGCGACCCAGTCGACCAGTGCGGTCATCGGGTGCAGTGGCGGATCGACGAAGAAGGCCCAGCGGTTCTTGCCTGAAGGGTCCTTCCAGAAACGCTTCTGCTTGCCCTCGCGCGCAAACACCCAGCCGTACAGCGTGACGAACGGCGCATCGGCGAACGTGTTGACGAACGGACGCTCGTCCTTGTCTTCCTCGTGCAGGATCAGCCGACGACCGGCCTGCATGCAGTTGCGCACCTCGACGAGGCCACCGACATCGCGCGCCTTGTAGTCGCCGAGCGAGCCGCCCCAGAAGAGGTTCAGATACTTCGCGACCGCAATCTCGCCGAGACAGCCGCCGACGTGGATCGTGTCAGCCTCCTCGCCCCCAGGCCCGCCGTACTTCTGCACGGCACCGAAGGCGCGGTTCTGCTCCTGGCGCATATTCGCGATGAGGCGCGCAGTCGCGACCTCGCCAGCGTTGAGCGTGACGACAGCGGGGATCATGCTGCCACCTGCGCGCGACGGATGATGCCGAGATCGACGAGCGTATCGACGGCATCCTCGATGCTGTCGGTCAGCAGATAGCTGCAGCAGGCGCTGCGCATGATGTGGTCGCGGATGTCGGTTTGCTCCGAGAGCACGCGACCACCGCGCTTACGCTTGAGTTCGAGGAAAAACACGATGTCGGGCCCGACGAAGATGAAGTCGGGCCATCCAGGCATCACGCCCATGCGCAACAGCTTCATCGCGGTGCGGATGTCGCGCCACTCGCCGAGCGGGATGTGAGTGAAGCGCCAGTGCGGATTGATCGTCTGCTTTACAAGCTGGACGAACGCAGCCTGCTGTTTCCACTCCAGGGGCGTCGGTGCCTTCATGCGGGCACCTACGCAGCAGCTGCATCGACGGCGCTGAGCGCCTTGCGCACAAGGTCGTGGTTGCCGCGCTGATCCCAGAGCGAGCGATTGGCGGTGTAGCCGCGCGCACGCAGCGCGTCGGTCATCACCAGGAAGTACTTCGCCGGAAACTGGTTGAACGCGATCCAGTTATGGACCGACGTGTGGTTCTTGCATTCGGTGATGCGAGCAGTGCGAGCGAGCCCGCCGAGCGCCGCGACCACTGCCTCTGCGGTGACGAGGTGCGAGCCGCTCTCAGGCGGTTCGTACTTGCGCTGCTTGTACTTGCTGACGCGCTTGCGAGCCATCGCGGCGATCTCCCGTGATGGTGCCTCATCGTGAGAAATCTGGAGGCGCGGTCAAATTCGCGTGGAAAAAAAATTTGCGATGCTCAAGCCGTTGATTTTCTTGAGGCGCAACGCGCGATTTCTACACGCGAGAAATTTTTCGGCGCAGATCGTCATGTGACAGTCATGTGGACACGATGCGACGGCAGAACCGCTTGTCCTATCGTGAGTTAATCGCCTTTCGCTACCGGGTTACTTGCTCAACCTGCGCGGTGCCTATCGGCGCAAAGCCACATTTCAATGTTAGGAATTTTGATCCTCACATAAATCAATTCAGACACTTATGCGCGCTGCGCGATCTTTGGCGGCGCTGTCAATAGGGTCAGCGCCACATTATGCGCCATGATGGCGTAACGCACTGATCCGGCGTCATTGTTCTCAAGCCTTTTATTTTTTGAACCTTGGCAAAGTTGGGAAATGGACTATGGTGTGCGCTGGGGCTCACGCAAATCACCCCGCCCGACCCATCGCAGACCTGACACTCGCAACCTCGAACACAGGTTGAAATGAGAATGAGTACTGCCGTCCGTATGTCCGACGCCACGGTGATCTGCGTGCCCGATCAGCCCGCGCGCACCGCGCTCTGGGAGGTTCGCACCGGCAGGCGACCGCAGGAAGATTTGTCGCGCGTGTTTGCTGCTGCCTGGGGCGCACACAACGAAGGCTTCTGCCTCGACTGGACCGCGCGCGAGAACGGCTGGACCATCGTGGATCGCCAGCTTGAGATCACGCACCCGCGCCTCGGCATTCTCGGTCACATCGACGGTCGCATCCTCGAACTTGATGCGCTGATCGAGAACAAGGTGCTCAATCCGTACACCACCTCTGAGGAGTTCATCAGGACCTTCGCGCCGCAGTGCGTGCTCTACGCGACGAGCCTGCACATGGGCAGCATCCTGCTCAACGTGCAGCAGGGCAACTCCGCTCCGCAGGTGTTCAAGCTCGATCACCTCATCGACGGGACCTACATCGATCAGGTCGAGCACGCGATGGCTGAGTTCATCGACTGCGTGAAGTCCGACACGCCACCGCACCCCCTGCCCGCGCCGCCCATCCCGCCCGAGCAGTGGATCAGCATCGATCTCAACGCAGAGCACAAGGACAACTGGGTGCCCGACATGAAGGCGCACCTGGAGCAGTGGCGCGAGACGCGCGTGATGGCACTGCAGCACGAGCAGGCGAAGAAGGACGTGAAGGCACTACTGCCTGAGCGTATCGGGCGCGTCACCTATGGGCCCATCACGATCCGGCGCGCACGCAACGGTGCCGTCACGATCTCGGGCGCAGCATAACCGGAGGAAGGCAATGAAGAAGGCAATCGATCTGCGTAAGCGCGTCGGCGTCCTGATCAAGGCGCTGCAGGAAGTCCCGAGCAGGCATCGCACTCCTGCGATGCAGCGTCTGCTCGACGACCTGTTGCGCGCCGCAGCTGAGTACGACGGCGAAAAGCAGGACGCATAACGGGAGGGGAAGATGGCGAAGAAGACGAAGAAGAAGGCGCGACGGCGCAAGCCGCGCGTCGAGGTGAAGATCGAAATTCCGCAGCCCGAGCCGCAGACCACCGACGAGGCGATGGACGCGGGCGCGCCGGTCTACATCACCGAAGAGGTGCATGAGCAGGCGATGCGCAACTCGCTCAACGAAGGCATCGAGATTGGTCGCCGCCAGGGGCGCAACGACATGCTCGACGCTCTCTGCGCCCGCATGGCGTTCTACGAGGCGAGCGCGATGAAGCCCGTCACGATGACGCTCGCCTGGAACGAAGCGCTGGCGGTGCTGAAGGTGCTGCAGGATGCCGGTCACGGCTTCCAGGAGCAGCGTGCGCTCGCCACGCAGAAGCAGTGGCGCATCCACCCTGCTGGCAACGGCAACATGCTGGCGGTGCGCGAGTGACCGAGTACGACGCAATCAAGGCGCAGCGCGACATCGTCGCGGGCGCTGACAACGTCCACCGCACGATCAAGCAGTTCGCGCTGCACGCGCGTGCTGATCTCGATCAGGCACAGACCATCTACGACAACGCGATCAAGGTCGAAGCCTGGGTGAAGGCCGACCTTGATCGCCAGCAGGCGAAGCTGAACCAGTTGATGCTCGACGCAAACGTGAGCGCGACATGAGCGATGCCGCCGTTCGCCAGCACCTGACCGACATTCCGACGGCGCGCCTGCAGCCGGTTCACATTCTGCAGGCGGCTGTCGCTGACATGCGGCTGCGCGCGAAGAAGGATGAAGGCAAGGTCGACCCGGAGCTTCGCTACAGCTTCATGTCACGCCATGTGAAGCGCGCTCGCACCGAGACGCATCTGATCGCGCTCGCGTTCTTCGAGCCGCTGGTCACCAAGGACGGCGATCTGCGCACCGATAAGGACAGCACGCAGCGCATCTACAGCCAACCGGAACTCTTGCGGCGCACGCTGGTCGCGCTGCTGCAGGGCGCTGACGAGAACTCGCTGCGCCACATGATGGAGGTCACATGAACGAAGTCACCACTGCGGCGCGCCCCGCGCCGAGCACTGTCCTGGACGTGATCGCACGCGGCGATCTGGGCAAACTCACCGACGCGCAGAAGGTCGAGTACTACGGCAGGGTCTGCGATAGCCTGGGGCTCAACGCCTTCACCAAGCCGTTCGAGTTCATCACGCTGCAGGGCAAGCTCGTGCTCTACGCGCGCAAGGATGCGTGCGACCAGCTGCGCAAGCTCCATGGCATCAGCACCGAAGTCCGCAGTTACGAGGTGAGCGACACGGGCCTGCTGACGGTGCGCGTGCGCGCGACCGACAAACATGGTCGCACTGATGAAGATTTCGGCGTTGTCTCAGTCGCAAGCCTGAAGGGCGAAGCGGCAGCGAACGCCTTCAAGAAGGCGATCACGCAGGCCAAGCGCCGCGTGACGCTGTCGATCTGCGGCTTGGGCATGCTCGACGAGAGCGAAGTCGAGGATCGCGCGCCGTCGTTCGGCCCGCAGCCGCTGCGCCTCGATCCGTCGATGAGCCAGAAGGAGCGCACCGACATCGTCAGCAAACAAGCTGGCCCTGAAGAAGGGTCGGCGGCACTGCGCCCTCAGATGACCGATGTGACTTCGGCGTCTGAGGAGCGCGTGCCGGATCGTGTCGCCGGGACCTCGGACGCCGAGCGCGCCGCGACCGAGCCGTTCGTGATCCCGCGCCCCGACGACAGCGACGAAAGCTGGGCGACGTGGTGGCAGACGTTGATGGCTTACGTGAAGGCCGCGCCGGATGTCGAAACGATCAATACCTGGACGATGAAGAACGCCGAAAGCATGGGAGCGCTGCAGAGGCTCGACACCACCAAGCATCGCACGTTGGTCGATCAGATCACGCGCCAGATGGCGAGCCGCAGCGACGGAGGGACATGAGGATCGAGGTTGTCGCGGAGCGCATCGGCAAGAGCAAGCGCACGATCCTGCGCTGGGTCGATCAGCGCAAGCACGGCATCCCGAAGCCGACGACACGCAACGCCGCGATGGTGGCGTGGCCTGACGCACTGATGACGCGGTGGCTGCGCCGCTACCGCAGCCAGAGAGGTGGCACGAATGGAGCAGCAAAGCCCGAGCCTCACGCCGCTCGCCGACGAGTGGTCAAAGGTCGTCGAACACCTGAAGCATCGCGAGTTGAGCACGATGCTGCGGCTGATGTTCTTCCTGGGCGCGCACCGCGCGATCAATCACGTCGTGCGCGCTGAGCACACCATCACCGCCGTCGCGCTGCTGCGCATGGAGTTGCGCGCGTTCGAGCGCGAGGCGACCGACGAGGCACTCAAGCAACGGGACGCAGCATGATGGCAACCGAGCGCCGCACGGTGCGCGACGAGAAGAAGGCGTTCCGCGAGCACCAGGACTACGACGTGAAAGACAAGCTGCGCCGGTTCCGCGAGGGACTGATCAGGGCTCGCTACAGCGAGCACGACATCACGCGCCTGGAGCGCGCGTACGAAAAGAAACTGCGAGGGACCAATGACTGACAACGAGGACCAAGGACCTGAAGATCGAGGTGCTGCCTGAAGCACAGGCAAAGCTCGACGCTGCACCGCCCGACATCAAGGCGAAGATGAAAGAACTGTTAGCCAACTTCCATCAGGCGATAGAGGCCGTGAAGCGCGGCGAGCACGAGACGTTCGAGGACGCGATGCAGGCGATCACCGGACACCGCCCCGAGAAGCTCGACCTCACCGCCGCGAAGCAGGTTCTCGGCGAAATGCCGGACATCGATCTCGCGAACCTGTTCGAGATCGTCGTCGGTGACGCACCCGACGAGGACGACATCATCTTCGCCGAAGGCGGCATCATTCTGGGTCTGTGCGGCAACCCAGCATGCTTCAGCATCCACTACGGACTGAAGGACCGCGACGGCATGGTGTTCGCTGACGGCAAGCTGAAGCTCGAAGACGTGCCTCAGTTCATCGCCGACATCGAGCACCTCGCCGACACCCTGAGGCAGAAGCAGAAGCCGCAGTAAGGAGTGAGTGCATGAGTAGCGTAGTCCGCGCACCGTTCACGCCGGAAGTCGTCGGCAAGCTGATGCGCTGGCAGAGTGCTGGCACGGTCCACGAGGCGACCTGTCCCAACGAGCACAAGAGCAATCGCGTGCTGCGCGTTTCGTCGAGCGGAATGCGCTGCCCGACGTGCGGGTACCTGCAGACGTTCGCGCCTGCAGTGATGTTGAGCGAGCCGCCGCGCCAGATTGTCGCTGGAGGGTAACCGCGAGGAGGAACGCGCGACCGGAGTGTCGTGTGCTGAAAATGTGAGCAACCGTTTCCGGCGGTTCACCTGACACCGCCGGGGAGCCGCGTCCCTGGCCCACTACACCGCCCCCCAGCGTCCATGGGCCAGGGCGCGGACTTAACAATCGATAGAGAGGTGGGCCAATGAATTACAGCGCCGCTGACAAACTGCACGAGATCGAGCGCACACTGACGGAGCGTAAGAGGCTCTATCCCGCACAGATTGCGAAGGGCACGTTGGGCAAAACAACGGCTGAAAAGCAGAACGCTATTCTGCGTGAAATTGCGGAGGATTACCGCTTAAAGGTGCGCGAAAATCCGGCTGATGCGTGCTTCAAGTCGTAACATGATACTTAAGTTAAGCCTCAGTACGCTCTCGCCGATTTCCCGTCACATTAAAAGTCAAGTATTGTGAGGTGTCACTTTCGTCAAATCGTCACTCACGAAAAGAGGAAAGCAGATGGCTCATAAACGTATGGTTCACATAACAATGGTCGTGCCCGTCGAATTAGGTTTCGACGTGCAGTTGTTGGTCGAGAAGCACTGTACAGCGTGGACTTGCGTGCCCGTCAAACATGGTGGGCATGATGAAGCGACTGGTCAGTTGAAGGCGAGGCCAACCGGCAAAGAGGTCGTCATGATCGTTGCTGGAGCAGCAAAGACCTTCACGACGACGGAAATCAATGCGGCATCTGAGCAGGCGGGCATCAGCAAGCAGGCTGGGTCCGTCGCGTTGCATGCGTTGATGCGCGAGAAGATCGTCAAGCGCATCGCGCCGATGACCTACGCGCTCGTGCAGCTGAAGTCGAAGAAGAAGTCTGCATCGCACCCGAAGGATCGCAAGCCTGCGCGCAAGCGCGCGAGCGGCGACGACACGATCAGCGCGAAGGTGATCGCGTTCGTGCGCGGACATCAGAACGGATCAGGCGAAGGCATCCGGCTCGCCAACATCATCGAGGAGCTTGGCGGTGAACCGTCGTCGATCCGCTCGCAAGTCGCGAAGCTCGCATCGAAGGGCAAGCTGAAGCGCATCAGCGACGGCATGTATCGCGTACCGGCGGGAGCGTAAGCACATGGCGGGGAGCAAAAAGAACGGCCACCACTTTCGCGGCGTGATGGGATCACCGTATCGCAGCTACGTGTGGAAAGGACCAAAGGACCCCGCCATCGACGTTCTGCGCACTGCGATGCAGGACGAAGGGGTCAACAACACGCAGATGCATGTGCTCTCGAACGTGAGCATCGCCACGCTCTCGAACTGGTTCACAGGGCCCACGCGCCGACCAAGCCACGCCGCGCTCGCCGCAGCATTCGCCGCTATCGGCTACGACTACGTGCCGCAGAAGCGCCGCATGCTGAACCTGGAGGATGAACTCCCGAAGGCGCAGCGCTGGATGGAGCGCTACAAAGCGGAGCAGCAGAAAGGAAAATAATGCGGCTCATGATCGCCTTGGCAGCAGCAGCTGTCCTCCCGTCGGCAATCTCCCTCATTGCCGCGACGAGGTCTGCTCCGCTTGTTGCCAAGGCGACTGCGGTCGAAGGCGTTCTCGAACGCAGGATGGATGACGACACCTTCCGCGCTCGCTGGCGCGCTGTTGCTGACATGCCGCCGCTTGTCGTTGAAAAGACTGAGCCAATTCTGCTCGTTTCACATGAAACAATCTCGCCCTCCACGAAGGCCGTGGCAGGTTCACCCGTAAGTCCACGGCTATCGCGGAAGGTCGCGCTGCATCGTCCCGATGTCTGCGAGCGCCACGGTATGCGGCGCGTGCAGTACGGCAAGCGCTGGAGGTGCCGCCGATGACGGACCTCACCGACCGCATGCGAACGTGCGCGGCCTTCATGCTGTCAAAGGACCTGAAGGGTGAAGGCGACCTGTCGCATGCGTTCCGCGATGCTGCCGATCTGCTGATCGAGGCGAGCAATGTGATTGAGGCGACGACGCCGTCGATGAAGAACACCCCGCAGAACGAACAGCAGTGGGGCGTAGCGGATGCAAACAACTTGGCAAGCATCCTGGCGGTTCAGCGCGAGACGCGAACCCGTAGCCCGCGTGCCTGCCCGAAGTGCGACAGCCGCGCCAACAAGCGCGTAGATCGCGTCGGCAGCAAGCTGATGCTCACCTGCCCGGTGTGCGGCGAGAAGTGGGAGTGGCGCAATGGCTGACGAGAACCTTGAGGACAAGCTGGCCGTCGATCTGAGCCGCGATCTTTCGCACGTACTCGATGGCAAGCACATCAATGTGGTCGAGAAGGCGCTCGCGATCCTGGTCGGCGCGCATGTGTCGTCCATCAAGAAGGAGAGGCGCACGTTCGCACTGATGCAATTCAACAAGATGGTCGCCGCCATCGTCGCGCGCTCAGATTTTGTGAGAACGAAGGTCAACTGATGAAAGCCGCGCCGCATCACAAGGTCGAATACATCAGCCGGGGTCGCGAGCCCCAGGTGCAGTTCAATCGCGGCTTCCCGTGGGGGAAACACATTCCCAACATGGAAGACGGCGCGAGTTGCCACGTCGAGCTTGAGCCGTGGCCGACGCCCGAGTGCGGCCTGCTCTATGTCGAGTGCGAGGTGTGCGGCTCGAACGCGATGCTCACCACAGCTGGCCGCGTCGATGACCCGCGCTCCGTCGATCTGCCCTGCCATGTGAAGGGGCACGCATGAGCGATCAGTGGTCATGCGGGCATAGCGCAGGCGCGATGTGCGCCGAGTGCTATCGCGAGTTGGCGGGGAAGGCGAACAAGCTTGCCGAAACTTGCGACCGCCAGGAGAAGGCGCTGCGCGACATCGAGCGGTGGGCACGCGCGTATCCGCTCAAGGTGTTTCCAGAACCTGATCTGCGCAAGGCCGCGTGGATACTCAAGCAGGGCGGGATGACGCTCGATGCGATCAGCGCCCACTGTTATCGCCATGTGCTCGATGGCGTGACCAGCATCGCCCGCGACGGACTGGGAGAGAAGAATGCCCAAGAAACCTGATCATACTCTCGGTGATGCGCCCATCGAACTGAAGCACCGCGACACGATGAACAAGATCGCGGCGGGGCTCGACAAGATTTTCAACGGCGAGAACGCTGGTCCGCGTGCGAAGGGCAAGATCGACAAGCGCGACACCGGCTTCGTGTTGCTCGTTTTCCCGTTCGAGCAGATGGCAAGCCTGGGTGGCGACAGCCGCTGCAACTTCATCAGCAACGGCGCGGATCGCCAGGACATCGTCGCGCTGTTCAAAGAAATGATCGCGCGGTTCGAGGGCCAGCCCGAAATGGAGGGGCGTGCGTGATGGCTGACGACAACGTCCTGCAGTTCACCAGCAACAATCGATTGGTCACCATCAATCCAGGCAAGACCATCATCGTAGTGCGGCCCGACGGCAAGAAGCTGCGTGGTGGCGACATGGTGCCGCTCGCTGATCTGCCGCGCGAGGCGCTGCTCACAGTGATCGACGAGCTTTGCGACATGATCGCAAGGAAGTGAAGAACCACAAAAGAGAGAGGGAGATTGGAATGCCGAAATGCAAGTTGAAGCGGCAGTCGGTCTGAGCGGGGGACGGGGCAATGACACAGAAAAAAATTCTGCCAGAAGATCAGGCTGTCGGGCGGCAAATCCGCTCGCACCGGATCGCGCGTGGAATGAGCCAGACCGATCTCGCCAACCACATCGGCGTGACGTTCCAGCAGGTGCAGAAGTACGAGAAGGGAGTGAACCGCGTCTCCGCTGGACGCCTGCAGGTGATCTCGAACCTGTTCAAGGTCCACGTCGCCGACCTGATGGGCGCACCGAAGCGCGGCAACGGTGGCGACGAGAATAACCCGCTGCTCGTGCTGGGGCAGACCCGCGAAGGTCATCGCGTAGCGAAGGCCTTCAACGACATCAGCGACCATCACGAGGTGCGTTTGGCGTTCGCCTCGCTGATGGAACGTGTTGCTGATGTCGTGAGAGCGAAGTGAGCGACGACCGTACCCGTGTCTTCACTATCGCACATGTGCCGCAGTCACTGGAGAAAGAGTGGCTGCAGCACCTGCGCGACTTCGATGTGGCGCACCCTGGTTGTCATTTCGAGGTAGTCGTCGATGCGCCGCATCACAGCTTCCACGAAATCGTGCAGATGCTGGAGGTGAACCCCGGCATCCCGCTCCAGGCAATTCTTCAGAGAAAGAAGCCGTCATGACCGGACCCATCCGCGACCTCGACGACGACGAGAAGACCGACATCACCAACGGCTATTGCCCGGTGTGTGAGGGCAACGGCTTTCGCCTCGGCCCGCAAGGCGGTGCGGCGATCAACATCGAGTGCGTCAACGATGTCTGCCGCCAGCGCTTCAACGTCGTGATGTTCGGCGGCAGCTGCCTGCATGGCGAAATGATCGAGCGCGAGGCCGAAGGTGGCGCGCATTGGCCGACCGGAAGCTGGAGCGGATCGCGCTCATGACCGCACGCGGCATGTATCGGCATCTGATGGCGATGACCTACTTCACATCGACGGTCGCCGCATTTGCCGGTGCGCTCAATCTCTGGCTCGCGATCCACTTCTGGCTCACCGATGCGCCGTTCATGAGCGCCCTGTTCACCTGCGTCTCGTTCTGGAACGGCAAGCTGTTTCTCGACGACATGGAGCAACGCCGCAGGCTGCGTGCGATCTGGGAGGGTGCGGGTGACCGAAGCTGAAGTGAAGGTGCTCACCGGCCTGTGGGTGTCAGGGATCGCGACCGAGCCGCAGCGCGTGAAGGTGACCGGCGGCGACTACGTTTACCTCGGCTGGCTGGTCGGCATGTCGAAGAAGCTCAACGGTGTGATCCGCGCCAACGTCCAGGACGAGACGGGGCGGCTGTTCATCCACAACGCTGGTCAAGTCGAAGTGGTGAAGGTCCAATGAAGGGCGACGAGGAAAGCGGCGCGCTGATCATCGACAACACGAAGTGGCTCGTGATCTGGACCGTGACCTCGGACCCGTCGGACTATCCCGGCGAGTTCGTGGCGCGGGCTCACGTCGTCGGCCAGGGCGGCAGCGGGCCGACGAAGTACATCGTGCGCGGCAAGACGCTCAAGGACATCCACGATCAGCTGCCGCCAGGGCTCGTTCGTTTCCCGCGCGACGACAGCGATGACCCCAAGATCGTCGAAAGCTGGATGTAATGGCAAAGCAGGTTCAGCTGCGTCTGACCGTGATCGAAGCCAGGACACCGCCGCAGCTGTCGCGAGCGCTGCTCCAGTGCCTGCGCAATTTCTGCATCAAGCACGATCAGTGCGAATTCACGCATGTGAAGACGAAGCGACCGCCACGCGATGCGAAGATGCGCGGCGACCATCAGCGAGCCCTGGAGACGCTGCGCATGATCGCGAACGCTACCGGGAAGCCTGGGGTCGCCAACTTCATGCGCAGGCTCGCCCGCGACACGTTGCGGGACATCACCTGATGCGCTTGTCCGACCACATCATTGCGGAGGTCGGTGGGCCAGACGACATCGGCGGGCTGTTCACCAGCACCGCTGCCGCGATCCGCGAAGCAGAGCGGTTCGAGTTGACGGACGATGTGTCACGAGCCGCGTACAATCTGACCCGCCTCAAGCCGTCGTCGCTGCTGAAGACGATGCCGCTCTGCCGCGCACCGTACCGCAAAATGTGGTTCGAGTGGCGCGGCGGTCTGACCTCCAGCTTGATCAGACCGGAGCACAAACGCGATCCGCGCACGCATCCCGACCCCATCAAGCAAGGCGTGCTGATCGAGACTGACGAGACGGGACAGCGCGGCAGCATGACGTTCGCCTGGATGCACGACCACCGCCTGCGCAAGTCATCGGGTGTGAGCATCAATCCCCTCGGCACGCTGTTCAACTGGCACGAGGACGGCAACGTCCACGACGACCTTCGTCGCGTGATCCAGGGGCGCTATCCGACCAAGCCACCCCTCGACATGATCGCCGGGGCATCGCTCGACGTTCTCTGCGCGGGCTCATACCAGCGAACGCTGAGCGACGAGGACGCGAAGGCCTGGATGGCGGGATCGTCGTTCAAGCTGTGGGCGACCTTGGGCCAACAACGAGAGCGAACGTCGGGCGCTGCAGACGCTGCACCAGCACGCGATGCCGTTCTTCCCGTCGCACTGCCTGGGGTTCCTGAACTGGTGCGCAACGCTGGCGCATCAGAACAACAAGATGGATGCGTTCCTCACCGACATCCTCACCAACTGGAAGCACGACATCGAGGGCGAGCCGCCGTTCGCCGAAACGATCATCGGCCTGATGAACTCGCGCAACGCCGTCGAGCATCGCCCCGTTGATCTCACCGCGCTGAACAAGCAGCGCACCAAGCGCGGTCGCCCGACGTTCCTGCCCTATCGCACGACGCACCTGCGGCTCACCCAGGCGCAGACCCGCGCGCTGCGTGATGGAGTGATGTCGCGCCAGGAGGCTGGGCAGCACACCGTGCGGGGTCACTTCAAGGTGCGCAAGCACGGCATCTATTGGTGGACCCCGTTCTATCGCGGCGATCCGACGCGACCGCTGCACCGACAGGAGTACGAGGTGGACTGATGGGTGCGCTCGCGGACCATGTCCGCAACCTGCCCAGCGTGCTGATCTTGTCACCCGATGCGCGCCAGGATGGTCGCTACATGCGCAAGGTCGTCGAGACGCTGGCCGCGATTGACGCCCCGCACTTCTTCGCCGGGATCGTGCTCTGGGACGACGGGCATAGCGACCGCGTCGTCGAGGCGGCACCCATCGTCGGCTACATGAAGAAGGGGAAATGGTCGCGCGCCAGGGTGCGCTCGTACTGCCAGGACAAGGGATGGCGCATCAGCGTCGTGTGGCAGATGGAAAGACACCTGCCGTGAACCAAAACGCACCAGCGGGCTTCTGCGGGGCAGCGCCTGAACAGTTACTGGAAGGTCCTTGGTAGGTTCTGGATGTAAGTAGGTCCCCCTGGTAGGTCCTGGCCCAAAATGCCTTAAGAAACCGTTGCGGCAGAGGCACTTCTTGCGCTTGACACGCTGTTCATGGAAAAGTAAAACTGACTTCGTTGTTCCTGGAAGTGCCTACGGCTCATAGGTTTCTTGTGAGCCCCAAACACCTCCAGGATCGTCCAGGTCCCGGCCCAGTAGGTCCAGGACCTACCAACGAAGGAAGCTCGAAATGCCTACTCTCGATCTGGAAAAGACGGACCTCGTGAAGCTCCAGAAGACCGTCGCGGAGCGCACCAAGTTCTACGACACCAAGCTCGCCGGTTTCTTCGCGAGCGTCAGCCCGACCGCGATCACGTTCAGCGTCAAGGTTTGGGACAAGTACGCGAAGTGCAAACTGACCGGCGAGCCGAAGCCTGCGCAGGTGCCGCTCGCTCTCGGCGCGTTCGACGAAGTGAAGTTCAGCACCAAGAAGGCGAAGGCAGCGGCGAGCGCGATCCTGGCCGACGCCGAAGCTGGCGTGAACGTCGTGATGCTCCATCGCGGCATCGTCGAGCAGGCCAAGGTCGGCGAGAAGACGTTCGACGAGGTGCTGGCCGAGTACATCGCGTACATCAGCGAAGAAGACGACCACGACGGCGACGGTCGCATTCACCCGCGCAAGGACAGCTGGAAGCAGGACGAGAGCCACCTGCGCAATGCGAGCGCGGCGTTCGGCAAGGTCGGCATCACCAAGGTGACCGGCGCAATGATCTGGAACCTGCTGGTTCACATCCGCGACGAGCAGAAGAAGCGAGGCCTGAGCAAGTGCCTGCGCGTCTCTCTCTACAGCCTGTTCCGCTGGGCGGGTGAAATCGGCAAGCACCAGTACTGCCCGGTCCACCCGATGACGAACCTGCCGCGCCAGGGCAAGCGCAAGAAGCGCGAGGTCACGGTGAGCGAAGACGACATCAGGACGCTGTGGTGGGCCGACAAGCGCACCGACCTCGAACTGAGCCACTACGACAAGCTCGCGCTGTATGCCTGCCAGCTGATCCTGGCGACCATGCTGCGCCCCGTTGAGATTGTCGCGGGCACCAAGTGGGACCTGGAGAACAAGACACGCGACGAGGTGAAGAACCTGCGCGGCAAGAACCCACAGCTTCACATCCCGTACTACCGGGTGAAGAAGCGCCGCCCCATCGTGTGCCCGCTCAACGACCTCGCGGTCGGTGTCATCGAGAAGTTGCTGAAGCTCGAATGCGAGCACGGTGACCTCTTCCCGCGCGGCGGGCAGGGTGCGCAGTACAATCGCGCCAGGATTTCTGCCGCACTGCGCGGTCGCCCGAATGGCAAGCCTTACGAGCGCAAGTACAGCAACAACCCCGACCCGGTTGTTGGTCTGTGCAAGCGCCTCGGCATCAAGGCGTTCAAGCCCTACGACCTCCGTCACACCGTCAACACGCTGCTCGCTGTGGAAGAAGGTGAACTGCACGCCAACAAGGCGGATCGCGGTCGCTGCCTCGACCACATCGAAGACGGCGCAGCGACGACGGAGGACTACACCCACGTTCGGGCCGTCGAGGCGGCGAAGCTGAAGAAGCCGACCCTCGACAAGCTGAACGCGATCCTGTGCCGCGTGATCGGCCCAGAACCCAAGACCAACGTCGTTCCGCTCAAGCGTGCGGCGTGATACACATCAACCAAAGTCAGGAAACTTGAACATGAACACCGTGGACTTCCGCATCACTGACGACGGCAGCGTCGTCGGCTTCAAGCCGGTCAGCGAGGCTGCGCTCGACTGGATCAATGAGAACGTCGAGAGCGAGCCGTGGCAGTGGCTGGGCAACGCGCTGTGGGTTGACCACCGCATGGCGCAGCCGCTGCTCGACGGCATCATCGAGGCAGGGTTCGAGGTGGAGCAATGAGCACCGCACTTGCGAAGGACCCAACCCCGAAGGTGGAGGCGCGCTACGGCGCGCCTCTCGGTCGCACCAGCGACCCGCTCACCAATTTCGAGGTCATGGACACCGACAGCCGCTTCACACTGCGCCGCATCTACATCGACCACCAGGGCTACGATCCTGGCGGCGCGTACTGGGGCATCGGCTCGCCGCTGTTCTACTGGGCGGTCACCATCAAGGTGACCGGCGAAGGCTGGGAGACGGCCGACGAGTTCAACGGCTTCTTCCGCGCCCTCACGCGCGAGAAGGCGAAGCAGATCATCCGCAACATCCACCCGAAGGCGAGGTTCTTCCGATGATGCTCATCCTCCAAATCGCGGGCGGCATTTTGCTCGTGCTGTTCATCCTCGCGGTGATCGTCAACGCTGCGGAGAACCAGCGTCCTCGTCCCGCCCCCGCGCCTACGCTCGCGCTACCTCCTCGTGAGCCGGTACCGATGAAGCAGAGACTGCGCACCCTCGGCTGGCTCGTCCTGGGTTATGTGGTGCTGTTCCTCATCGCGCTGCTCGCCATGAGCACCGCGCGTGCGGAGCCCAGCATCACGGTGCTGAAGACGAAGCCGGTGACGAACGCGGGCTCGGGCTCAGGCACCATCAATCAGGCGATGCCTGGGCTCAACACCAAGACCGGCACGCCGCCGCAGGGCCCCTGGGTGAAGCGCGAGAACAATCTGCTCATCAGCACTCCATCCGGCATCAAGGACCCGCCGCCATTGCCACCGTCGCCCCCATGGCGTGCGTACTGAAAAAGAACCCCCGGTGATGAGCCGGGGGTTTTCAGTTTCGGCTCGGGTGAGCCGGGGGAGGAAGCTCAAAGCTTCAGTGGTGCGACGACACCCAGCAAGCCCGCAATGATCCAGAGGATCACGAACACGATCACCACCGTGATCAGCACGTTGATCGCCGTCGCGAACTGCGGCGGCATCGGGATGAGCGGGAGAAGCTGTTGCAGCGCCCAGATGAGGACGCCCAACACGATCAGCAAAAAGATAACCGCGATCACCTGCGTCAGCATGGTCACCTCCGTTTCGGCGGCAGCTGTCGCGCCGCCGTCGTATCGTGTTCAGCAGCGTGCTCCTCGATGCTGATCACCTGCACATGGATTGCCGGGTGGCGCTTGCCAGCGCAGCCGGTGAGCAACAGCATCAGCACGAGCGCGTGGATCACAGCGCACCTATGAAATAGAGCCAGACGAACGCAGCGATGCAGAGCGTCAGCATCCACATGCGCCACCTCCTCTCACGAGACGACGTGCGGCCTCGGCCGTTCGGTGCTCGCATTGTTGGTCTGCTCACCTTGCTGCGCGCCAGTCTGCGCGGTGCTCGCGTCATGGTTCGCAACCTGCTCCAGGACACGGCAGATGGGATTGCTCATCACCTGCGACATCAGCATCGGCGGCACGTAGCCGCTGATGTTGTTGAGTGCGATGATGAGATTGCGTGCGTCGGTCGGGTTCATTGTGCAGCCTCCAAAGCGGCGATGCGCGCCGCGTGATCCTTGATGTACGCGAGCGCGATTGCGCCCAGGCGGTCGTAGAAGACGCCCCACACGCCTTCATCGGCGATGCTCTTGGGCTCAAAGTTTGGGTCGTCGGCGTTGTCGCCCTTGCCTGCGTAGACCGCCTGCGGCCACATCGTGTTGAGTTCTTGTGCCTTGACGAACACCTCATCGACGCCAGCGGTGTTGGCATTCTCGTAGAGGAAATAATCATCGAGCGGCGGCAGGGTGGTGGTGACATCCTTCGCTGATCGCTTGTAAGCGATACGCGCGTCGGACCACGCCACCCACGCATTCGTGCCGCTCGGCAGATGCACGCCGACGTTCTCGAACTTGTTCGAGAAGATGATGTAGCTGCCCGCCGTGCCGCTGCCGTCGCCGTTGTGCAGGATCGCGCAATCGACGACGTTGAGGTGCCGAAACTTCTGGATGGGATGCCCAGCCATCGCGTTGATGATGAACGTCGGGTTGTTGTCGTTCGACAAGTAGAGCAGCGCATCCGCGTTGTGCGCGTTGTTGCCGATGCCGAGATTGCCGCCCTCGTGCTGCAGCATGAGGCCCGCAACTGCGCCGCCAGCCGCGTTGGTGCCCTGCACCTTGCCCTGGTTGAAGTCGCTGCCGACAATGATGCCGCCGCTACCCGCGCCGTCGTAGACGAGAAGACCCTGCAGCTGGCCCAGCTTCATTCCCTGGTTCTGCCGGATGCTCAGCTGGCGCGTGAGTGTCGCGTTATTGATCGCGATGTTGCCTGCGGAGTTCATCCGCATGCGCTCGGTGCTCACGCCGCCGATGCTCGTGGCGAAGATGAGCGCGCCGTTGTTCGCAGCGCCATCGGTGTTGAAGTCGATGCTCGACACCAGATTGGATACGCTGGCAAGAGCCTGGATGGACAGCGCCGTGCCCGACGCAGCCGTTGTGATGCCACGGAAAAGACCGCGCGTGGTCGCACCGAGTGCGTTGACGCTGGTGATGCCGCCACCGGGCCCGGTGCCGCCATCGACGGTCAACATCGACGCAGCCTGTCCAGCCGTGTTGCCGATGACGACAGCGCCGCTGCTCTTGAGCCGCATGCGCTCGACCATCGCTTCGCTGAAGCGCGTGTGGAATGCGAGTTCGCCTTCACCGCCCGTGCCAGCAACCTGATAGCCGGTGATGCGCGAAAGCTCCTTCGTGCCAAGACCGCCGTAGAACGTCAGGTACACGCCGGTCGCACCGGACGTGAAGTCGTTCACGGTGTTGTCGAGCCGCAGCGCCTCGGCGGGCGTACCGACAGCGCCAGGAGCGCGCAGATGCAACAGCGCCGTCGGGTTCGTCACATTGATGCCGACGAAGCCCGAAGCCCCCAGGATGTACATCGAGACATTGAGTTGCAGATTGCCCCACGCACTGAAGTTATCGTTGTGCGAGAACAGGCCGGGGTACGTGTTGCTGCCGATGCCAGCATTCAAGTTGACGCCAAGGTGGACATCGAACTGCGTCTGCGGAGTGATCGTGTTGACGCCGACCTTGCCATCAGCGGCGATCCACATGCGGTCGGTGCTGTTGGTGAGAAACGAAATCGGCCCGCCCGCGAGATTGCCGACGCGGACGAGCCCGCGCAGAGAGGGGGTCGCAAACGTCGAGCCGATGTAATCGAACAACGCCTTGGTGACACCCGCCTCCTGGAGGAGAACCTGCGAGGCCTGTGCAGTGTCGGTCGTGTTGATGAACAGCTGCGGGGCAGCTTTTGCGATGGTCAGATTTCCTGACATCGTGTCGCCAGCACGCAGCACGAACTGCCCGGTGCTGATGTCAGACCACGCGCCGCCGTTGATCCACACGCCAGCAACCTTCAGCCGCACATAGTGCTTGCCGGTGACCTGATCGTAGCCTTCCAGCACGAGGTTGTTTGCGTCGTTGACGACCGAGAAGCCCATGAAGGCATTCGCCGTCGGCGCAGCCGTCGCACCCGCTGCGGAGACGAACGAGCCGTTCTCGAACACCTGCATGTCGTAGTTGGTGACCACCTGACGCGCGGCCTCGGCACCGAGATTGCTGCGCGCTCCAGCGATAGTCGTCGCACCCGTGCCGCCTGCAACGATAGGCCGCGCGATGTTCGCATCCTGCTCCAGGTCAGCGAAGGCCTGGTTCCAGTCGATGCTTTCGACGGTCGTGTTCGGTGCCTGCGGATAAGTGCCGCTCGGCAGCTGATACACGCCAGACGGATTACGGGACATTCACGCGCCCTCCCAACATTCGCGACCAGTACGGCGTGCTCATGTTCCTGGTCGCAACATCGCGCGCCTTTGCCTCGCGGATCGCGAGACGCTGAGCCATTGCCTGCGCCGCTGTCGGATCGCTTTCGAGCAACGCGCGCGTGATCGCCATGCGCTGCGCTTCGCTGTTGCCTTGAGCGTACTTCGTGAACTGGTTCCAGGCGCGCATCGCCAGACCCAGCTTGTTGCCGGTCATCAGATCGCGCGTCGTGCCAGCGACAGCATCACCGAGAGCCGCGTCACCTGCCGCCATGTCGGCGAGGTTCTCTGCAGTCGGCGAGCCACCGAGTGCCTTGCGCTCGTTCTCGATCATCGCCTCCTCGCGATTGAGGTAGCGGCGCAGCGGCGACGGCTGACCGGGCTGGACAGGCCCCTCGATGCGCGAGAGCGCGTCAAGCTCGGCGCGCCCCTTCGCTGATTTGCTGGTGAGCAGCGTCGGGAAATTTCCGCCTGCCTCGTAGGGCGCAAAGACCTTGTCGGCATACCCGATGCGCAATCCCTGGCGCTCGGCCTCGGGCAACGTCTCGCGCACGATCTGCGGCACCGTGTCCTGGTATCGCGCCGCGCTCGCCGTCAGATCGCGCCCTGTGTCCACCGCGTTGCTGATCCGCATCGGCTCGCTGAAGTTGGCACGCGCCTCGCGGTACGCCGGATTGAGCGCGTCCATTTCGGCGAGCATGCGGTTCTTGTAGCCGGTGAGCACGCCGACCTCGCGGTCGTTGCGCCCGAATTGCCGGACGCGGCGAGCGATCATGTCGTCGAGCCCAATCTTGAGCGTGTTGAGCGTGGACATCGTATCGACGTTGGTGCTGACGTTGTTGCCAGCTGCATCGAAGTCGGTGACGACGCGATCAAACTGGCGCGGCGCATTCGGATTACCGACCGCATCCACCCTGTTGAGGTACCGGCCGCGCGCCAGACCGCGCTGCGCAATCGGGTCATCGAGAAATTCCTGGAGGCGATTGCTCCAGGTCGGATGCTGATCAGCCTCCTGATAGAACGGACGCGACTGCGTGCGTGCTCGTTCGAGCAGCGCGGCCTCGGCCTGCGCCGCAGTGCCCTGCACGCCGAGTGCATCGCCGACATCAGCCACGACGCGCTCGCGCCGACCAGCGGCGCGATCAGTGAGCGTCTTCACAATCGCTTCGCGCTGCGCGCCCGGTGTCTTCGCCTGGGCAGTGAGCGCACGCGCGCCTTCGTTGCCGATTGCATCGGCGACCGTGTAGCCAGTCTGCCCCGATGCGTGCGCGTCGGTCACGCGCCGTACGATCTCCTGCGGCGAGACACCGGCATCGTTCGCGATCTGCAGCACACGCTGATCGGCGACGGACTGCGGCGCGAACAGGCGCGGCGTCTGGACCGCGCGTGTCACGTAGCCAAGCCCGCTGCCCGCAGCCTGGATCGCGGGCGGCAGCACACCGCCCAGGACACCACCCATGGCACCACTGGTGAGCATGTGCTTCGGGATGTCGGTCGGGTCCTCCAGCAGACTTTTCTCAGCTTCACCGGCACCGGAGATCGCGCCCAGGCCCGCGCCAACGCCGACGTTCTTGCCGGTGTTCACCGCCCACTGCGGAACGGTCTTGCCTGCGATCTGCACCGCCTTCGGCGCGGCACCGGCAATCGACTTGATCGCAGTGCCAGCAGCTGCGCCACCGAAGCCTGCAGCACCGCCCAGCAACTCCGCGCCCGCACCGAGAACGCCAGGGGTGTTCTCGCGCGCCTTCTCGCTGGTGAGCCGCTCGCGAGCGAGCGCATAGTTGTAGGCCTCGCGCGGGTTAAACGTGCGCTGCTTGATCATTTCAAACGGCGTGCTGCCTGCAGCGAGCGCCTCGTCGAGCCAACCGATGCCCGCGCCCATGCCGAGACGGCGCGTGTAGCCTTCGTTCAGCAGTCCCGGCGCGTTCTTCTGAAACCACTCGCGCTCCTTGATGGCGGCGGCGCGATACGGGTCGGAGGCCTGCTGCTGATCGTCGTAGACAATGTTCGACGACGGCGCGGCCATAGCCGGTCCTGCCACCTGCGTGGTCGGCTGCTGTTGCGGTTCGTCGTCGTAGATAATCGGCATGGCTATTTCGGTGGATACCACTTCCCTTTGCGACCGTTGATGACGACCTCGGTCCCCGCGTTCAATCCTGCAGCGTTCGCTTCGGCTTCAGTGGCGAAGTGCGGAACGCCACCGCCGACACCAACCGCAGCACGCGGCCCGCTCACGTTGAACGTCTCACGCACTGCAGACGGCTGCGTGGCGAGCACGCGGTTCACATGCGTGTTGTGATCATTGATCGTGCCGCGCGCGGCTTGTGCGCTGATGTTGAGCATGCGCTCGACGGTGTCCTTGTTCAGCCCGATGCTGCCGCCGACGATGTCGCGCACGTACTTGAGTTCGCTCTGCGACACATCCTTGCCCGCGTACTGCTTGATCGCCTGCGCGACCGGGCCACCCATGTTGCTCTCAAAGCTTTCGGTCGCCGCGATGATGCGCTTACTCTCCTCGTTACCCGTCGCCCAGGCACGCGCCTTGTGCCACGCGAGCGCAGCCTTCGCGTCGGGCCCAAACAACGCGCCCGCTTTGATCGCCTCGCGTGCGTTCTGGATGCCCTCAAGCGCGGTCACCGACGCCTGCGCACTGTCGCGGCGCTTGGTGAGGTCCTCGACCATGAACGACGGCACGGTGCCGTAAGTCTCGCGCGACCTCGCTTCGGCGTTCGTCTTGTCGAGCGCCGCCTGACGTTCTTGCTCAGTGCCGACCGAAGTCTGATGCGTCGTCAGCATTTGCTGATAGTGCTGCACGGCAGCTGCGTACGCGGTGTTGTTGCGCTCCTGCTCGTACTTGCGCTTCTCGACCTCCTCCGCGATCACCTGCTCGGCGAGCACCTTGGTGTTCGGGTTCTCGGGATCAGACGCGAGCAGCATGCGAGCGCCGCGCTCGCGATCCGTCATCGGCACGATCTTCGGCGGCTCGGGCTCCACCGGCTTCGGCGCGACATACACGCGACCAGGAGCGGGCGCAGCAGGCGCATCGGGACGGGGCGCAGGCGCTGCACTCGGTGCGGCGTTTGGTGCAGCGCGCTGCATCCCTCCAGGCAACATCGGGGTTGCCGAGAACATGTCACTGGTCAATCCACCACGCGCACCGAGTTGCGCCACCTGCGCGGGCGCGGGCTCGATGTCGCTCGGCGTCGGCGGGTTCTCGTCCTGCTCGACACCCGGCATCATGCGCGCGGCACCAGGAGGCAGCGCGTCCGACATCGTGCCGGTATTGAGCGATGCGAGTTGCGTCTGCAGCGGCCCCTCGGCGCGCTGACCCCCACCCAGGCGGCGCAGATAATCCTGCCCGTACTGCTGCACGGTCAGACGCCCATGAAGGTCGGTTGCGCCGAGATTGCGCATGCCCTTCTCGCCCGCGTACCACGCGCGTGCTGCGCCCTCCTCGCCGTACCTGTTCACGTAGCCGCCGAAGCGGTGATCGAAGATCGCGTCCTGAATTTCCTTGCTGCCAAGAAATTCCTGCGGCGTCACCACGCGACCCAGCGCAGCCTGCGACCACTGAGGCAGGTTGTCCGACATCACCTGATAGCGCCCCAACGGATAGCGACCGTTCGTCGGCGCACCGACCACGGTGTACGGGTCGCGACGACCGCCGCTCTCGATGCCACCGACAGCGCTGCGGCGCGCCTCGATCATCGGATCAGCCGCCCCACCACCACTGAATGTTTGCGGCGTCGAAGGGATCGCTCCCTCGTCCTGCTGGGAGTTGAGGAACGATTGGGCCTGCACCGGGGGCGTTGCCCCCGGCATAGTAGGGTTTGCCTGCGGCACCTCCGGTACCGGCGCAGTCTGCTGTTGCGGCTGCTTCTGTCCCTGGATCGCTGCCGTGATGCGCGCACGCACATCATCGGGCACCGGCATGTCGGAACTGTCGCTCGCAGGCGTAGCGCCAGGAAGCGTCCCGGTCGCAGGAGCGTTCGGGTTCACATCCGGCGTCGGCACGACGCTCGCAGGCTTGTACGGCTGACCCATGAACATGTTCGGCTGGCCGGTCGCAGCCGGTGTCGGCGGCGCAGCTGGTGCAGCCGGTGTCGGCGCTGCGGGCCTCGCCACAGTTTGGTTCGGCGTCGGCGCGCTGAAGCCGCCGCCACCCAGGAAGCGCTGCACGTTCGCCGCGTTGCGCTTCGCATACTCAGCTTCCGCCGTCGCGAGGCGGTTCTCCTGCAGGCGCGCACCGAGTGCGCGACCCATTGCCTGGATGCCCTGGCCGACGTTCTGTGCGTACGGCTGCGCAGCCGCTTGCTTCGCGACTGCTTCGGCGATTGCCTGCCGTCGCTTCAGCGCGGAGTAGGACAGTCCGGTGTTGCCACCGAAGATGAAGCTCGACACCGAGTTGCCGAGTGATCCGAGATCAGTGCTATCGCCTGCCATGTCACGCCGCCTTCTTCAGAACGTGTGGGCGCAAGATCGAGCCCATGCGTGTCTTGTCGATGTACTTCACGCCGCCGACCTCCCGCACCGCGCTGCGGTCGATCTTCTCAACGTCCTGCGCCATAGGACCGATGTGGCGCGTGCCGGTCGGGTCGCGCTTGTAGTCGAACTCGTAGATCGGCAGCGGCTTCTCGCCGTCGGGGCCAGCAGCGAACACCGTGCCAATCTTGTCGCCGACGTTCTTCTCGCGCTCATCCGACAGGATGCCAGCGAGCCCGCCGATGAGCCCGCCGAAGAGTTGCTGATACTGACTGTTCTGCGCGTTGTACGACGCGAGGCTTTGCGAGAAGTTGCTGTTGATGATGCCAGCAACGTCGGTGTTCGCGATCTGATTGTTCGTCGGCGCACTGAAGCTCGGCTTCGACACCTGCGAGCCCGAGAGCAACGAACTGATCTGGTTGATGCCTTGGTTCGCCTTGTCGTACTGCTCGTTCAGCCACTGCGCACGCGAGGTGTTCTGCGCGTTGTAGAAGGACTGCTCCTTCGCGCGGTTCTGCTCGACCGCCGCATTGTAGAACTGGCCGCGCATCGCCTGCTGCTGGAAAGTCTGCGCCTGCGCTTGGTTCCAGAACTGACCAGTCTGGAGCGATTGCTTGTACTGCTCCTGCTGCGCCGTGTTGGCGAACTCGCCGCGCGCCTTCGCTTCGGCGAACGCCTGCGCCTCGGCAGCGTTGGCGAACTGACCGCTCTGCAGCGCCTGCTGATACGCGGTCTGCTGAGCCTGATTGTAGAACTGCCCGCGACCCTGCGCTTGCCCGTAAGCCTGCTGCTGCGCTTCGTTCTCGAAGCCCGCACGACCGCGCGCCATTTCCATCATGCGCGCCTGCTCCTGGCCCGCTTGATTGATCGCGGCGAAGCGCGCGTCAGTCTGCTGCTGGTTCAGCGTCAGCATCGCGTTGTTGTAGGCCTCGCTGCCGTAGCTGATGCCCTGGTCGGCGAGTTGCTGTTCGAGCCGCGAGCGCTGCTGATCGAGCCCAGGCTGCAGCCGCTGCATCAGCGCGTTCTCGACGTTGTTGCGATCAGCGCTGAAGTCACCGGGACCGTAGCTGCGCGTGATGTCGCCAGCATCGCCGAAGCTGTATTGCTGCGAGCCGGTCGGCGCGAGCGTGTTCTGGATTGGCATGCCGGTCGCATCGAACTGCGTCTGCTGCTGACCGCTGGGCGCGAGACTGGTCTGCTGCCACCCCGCATCGCCGAAGGTGCCCTGCGCGCTCAGATAGTCGCGCGCGAAAGCAGTCGGATCGCCCGCCGCGTACGGGTTGTTCGACGGATCGACACTGAGCCCGCCACCCTGGGCCTTGTTCATCAGGTCCCAGGACAGCTGCTTGCCAATCTGCGCCTGATTGTACCCAGTCGCGAGGTTGGCCTGCTGCTGATCGTAGTAAGGCGATCCCGGCTGCGCGAGCGTCTGCGTCGCCTTCCAGACCGGCACGTTGTAGGTCTGGTTCGTCGTCGGATCAGTCCACGGGTACGTGTGCGAGATTTGGTATTCGAGATTTCCCTGCGGCGTGTACTGATTGACGTTGTTCAGAATGCTGCTCGCAACGCCGGTCGCGACGTTGGTACCCGTTGCCGCAGCAGCGGTCTGCTGCGGGTTCGGCGGCGTCGGTGCAGAAGGCTTACCCATCACTCACCTCAATAGGGCGCGCCCGGTTGCGGCTGGGGCTGCGTCGGCATCGGCATGCCAGGGCGCATCGGTGCGCCACCCGGCATCTGCGTCGGCGGCATCTGACCGCCGGGCTGCATCGGCATCGGTGCGCCACCCATCGGCTGCGCTGCAGTCGGAGCACCCGGCATCGCGCCGGTCATACCCGCACCAGCGAACGCGCCAGGACGGTTCTGCCCCGCGAGCGGCGGGCCCATCTGCGGCATCGGCGGCGGCGTCGGTGTCGGCATCGTCGGCGGCGGGTTCTGAATGTTGAGCAGCGCCTGCTGCGCCTGCGGGCCAGCCATCATCGCCTGCGCGATCTTATCGCGCTGCTGCATGTTGCCGCCGTATCCGCTCGGTGCTGAGTAAGCCATCACGCAGCCTCCTTGAGCGGCACCACGACGCGCGGCTCACGTTTGTTGAACTTGTTCGCCGCCCAGTCCTCTGCGGTCAGCGTGCAGATCACGCCATCATGCTCGCGACCGAAGAGGCGTTTCACCTCAACGAAGTTGAAGCCGTACGCTGCCAGCTGACGAAGCAGACGCTCGTTCGTCGCGAGCACGCGCATCACCACCATCTGGCAGTGGACCTCGTTGAACGGATAACCAAACATGCGGCGCAGCGTCTCGCGCGAGAGCCAGCGCGGATTGATGGCAGCGCCGCTGATCTCGATGGTGCCCGCGTCGGGGTTCCAGTTGGTGTAGACGAGCCCAGCGATGAGCTTGCCTTCCTCGTCGATGATGCCGATGGCTTTGCTGTTCGACGGGAAGCCACGCCAACCGACGTGCGGGATCAGCGCTGCGACGAAGCGCGCGATCACTTGGTCGTGCCCGTAGACGTAGCGCAGCATTACTTGCCACCTCCGTCGCCACCGCCGCCGTCGCCACCGCCGCCATCACCGCCGTCGCCAGCATCGCCGCCGTCGCCAGCATCCATGCCTGCGGCGACACCCGCGTCGAAGCCAGCGGACATGCCTGCGTCGAAGCCGCTGCTGAAGCCGGTGCCGGGACCGCCAGCGACATCGCCGCCGAAGGTGCCACCAGCGTCGAAGCCAGGGCCAGCGTCGAAGCCAGGGCCAGTGATGTCGCCGAAGCCGCCCGTGTAGCCAGGAGCGCTCGCATCCATCGACAGACCGCTGAAGTCTGCAGGCGCGGCGTTCTCCGAATTGAAGCCCGTGAAGCCTGGGCCCATGTTCGATGCGGCATCGACGTTGTAGCCGCCAGGGTCGCTGACGCTGAAGCCCTGGTTCATGCCCAGGCCGAAGCCCATGCCGTAACCCGGCGCGACTGAGCCATCGGGCGCGGCAACGGTCATGCCGAAGCCTGGGCCCATCGCATCGGTGTTCAAGCCGGTGAAGCCAGGAGCAGGCGCGCCCGAGTTGATGTCACCCATGCCGAGTTGATCACCAAGCGAGGGACCGCCGATGATGTTGCCGCTGCCGGGAATGCCGATGCCGTTCTGCGATGCATCAGGATTGCCGAAGCCGGGGTCAGCGATGTTGCCGCTGTTGAAGCCGCTCATCTGACCGCCGAAGGGGCCACCGCTGATGTCGCTCGCGGCGGGGCCCACGACGCCGGTCAAGCCGACGTTGCCGGTCACGTCGCCAGTGGTGAAACCACCGAAGCCGCCACCTTGCTGTCCACCGCCCTGCTGTCCACCACCTTGCTGACCGCCGCCGCCCTGCTGACCGCCACCACCACCTTGACCACCGCCCTGACCACCGCCAGTGCCGATGCCCGTGCCAGTGCCAGTGCCGGTGCCGACACCACCGGGCGCGCCACCAGGAGCATCGCCAGCGGTCGCAAGACCAGCGCCCGTCAGACCACCAGCGTCACCGCCAGCAGGAAGACCGCTGTACTGCTGCTCATCATCGCCGCTCATCGAAGGCGGGACGGGCTGTCCATACATCTGCTGCATCAGCGCAGCAGCGATCATGTTGCGCACGTCCTCGGGCAGCGACTGGTAGTAACGCATCTGTTGCGGTGTCGGCATTGCATCACCCCACGTTCACGCCGCCACGCTCGAACGTCGCCGCGATGGCGATCAGTTCGACGTTCGGAGTTGCTTGCTGCGCGACTGTCACCTGACAGATCGGCGCGTGCGAGAAGCCGCTCTTGCCGATGCTGCGCCACATCGTGTTGCGCATCGGCGCACGGAATTGCGCTGCCTGATCGAACTTCATCACGTCCCACAAGCCCTGGTCCCACACATCGAGCAGACCGGGATCAGGACCAGGAGGAGGCGGCGGCGGCACGACGATGATGTAGTCGGTCGTCGCATCAAGCGCGGGCTCGAACGGCTGACCGTTCGGCGAAGTGAACGACGCACGCGCCTGATGCCACGTCACCTGCGCGGCTGCGCTCTGGAACAACTCCCAGCCGCCGACGAGCGTGCAGACATACGGATTGCCGGTCCACTGGTTCACGCCGCCGATGACAGTCTGATAGGCGTCGTCGAAGCCGGTGCGGTCACACTGCAGGATGCGACCGTCCTGCGTGCCATAGAACATGTCACCGCGCTGGCGCATGAAGCAGACCGCGTCCCAGCCGGTGAAGCGCGCCCATGCGCCGGTCGCAGCGTTCGCAACACCGCAGTAGCGATTGCCGACACCACCACCGGGCCACGTCACGAAGATGCCGCCGTACTCGTCCCACTTCTCCATCGTCCAGGGATAGGTGCCGCGCTTCGCCAGCACCTCATCGCGCCACATCGGCTTGATGGCGCGCGTGAGCGCAGCGAGGTCGAGTTGCTCGGCGGTCTTGGTGATCGCTTGGCTCACCGGCACGATGCCCTCGACGGTCGCGACGAGCAGATCGCCACCGAGAGGGATGTGCGCGTTCATGCCCATCGGGGGCGCGATCTTGTAGCGGCCCTCCTGCCGCCAGTTGTTGATGTCGCTCGGATCGCTGCCGGTGTAGATCAGCAGTTCGCCCTGGTCGGTGCAGAACACACACTTGTCGTCGATGCCGTCGCCAGCATCGATTGACCAGGACGCACCGAAGAGAAGCTTGCCGCCGAGAGACGCGGCACCCGAGAGCGGGATTTGCTTCAGCGTGCCGACGGCAGCGTTGATCGTGCTCAGGTACCAAGCGTTCATCGAGTTCGCCTGGATGAAGAACAGGCGACCGCGATACTTCCACACGTACGTGAGGTTCTGGCCGGTCGCGACGGGACCGGCGGGGCCGTTGATCTGACCGCCGTTGAGCGTTGTCCAGTTCGAGCCGTCGAACTGCAGCGGGAAGTCGCCCGCGTCGTTCACCGCGATCAGGAAGTTGCCGCCGGGGCTGCTGATCTGCGCAGCAGCGTAGTTGCCGCTCAGCTGCCCAGACTTCACCAGCGTCGGGTTGGCGTTCGTCGAGACATCGAACAGCTTGGTCTGCTGTGCGGCGAACATTTTTGCGATGTTGCCGTCGATGTACTCGAACGCGGAGATCACCGGCTTGCGCGACGGGTCGTTGATCGGCGGCACGATAGCGTCGAGCGCGTGCAGATCGGTCCAGCGGCGCGAGCCACCGCGCAACTTGCTGCCGCGCATGGTCGGCATCCAGTTGTCCTGGATCAGCGCGCCACCCGGCTGCATGAACGCCTCGTTCTCATCCATGATGAGGCCGCGCGTCGGCGCAGGAATGTTGATCGTGCGCAGCTGCTGCGCCGCCTGCGGATCGACCGGCTGACGCCGGAATGCCATGTGTCGGCTCATTGCGGCCCCCAGTTCGTGGGCCACGAGCCAGACACCTGCGCAGACGCAGAGATCGGATAGCGGTCGATGATGATGGGCGCTGGGCTGTCCTTCCCCATCGCGGTGGCGAGCGCATCGCCGTAGGTGCCCATGTCCTCGGCGTAGGGCGACCCCTTGTTCGCCTTCCACTGCCAGATCATGCCCAGCTTCAGCAGGCGCTCGTCGAGACGGAAGCTGTCGGTGTCCTGCTGAAACTCAGTGCCGAAGCCGCCAGCAGTCATCACGATGCAATTCTTGTCCAGGTACGGGAACGTGATGGTGGTCGCGGGCACCGCAGGAGGACCGACGACCGGACCAGCTGGTGCCGGGAAGACGAGCATCTGCCCGCCAGCAATCGTCCACTCGCCGTAGCCGTCACTCGCGTTCGACAGCCGACGCTCGGTCCACTGATCGAAATCAGGGATGAAGCGCAGCGGCTGCTTCGGCGCGACGGACGAGCGCACGTTCGCGGTGAGCAGCATGCGCTTGTAGTCGGCGGGGATGTTGAACGCGGTCTGCGTACCGTTGCCGGTGTAGGTGTTGAGTTTCTTGAGCGCGGTCCAGTCGTGACCGGCATCGGACGCGATGCGCTGCGCCATTTCGTTGGCGAGCGCGACCATTTCCTGCATCGTGCGGTTCTGAAGGATGTTGGAAAAGACGGAGGTCGGCGAAAGCACGCCGACAACCTCCGTCACCTCCTGCACCACCTTCAGGATCGTCACACTATGCCGCCTTGCTCTCCTTGGGGCGCAGCTGCTGCGCCATGTGAACCAAGGTCTTGCGCGGAAGATTTCCCTGGGGCGCGTGCCCCGCGTGCGTCGTGATGAACTTCACGAGCGCTTCGTCGGTCATGTCGGAGAAGCCATCTTCGGCGGCTGCACCGTTCGACGCGGGCGGCGCGGTGGTCTTCTGCTTCAGCAGATCGTTGTCGCCCTCGACGACAGCGAGCCGCGCACGCAGCGCCTCGTTCTCGGCACGCAGGCGCGTGTCCACCGACTTCGTCTTCGCCTCTTCCAGGTACTCGATGGCGCGGTTCTTCAGATCGCGACCGCCGACACCCAGGTTCTTCAGTTCCTGACCATCGACGATGGCAAGCTGATCGACGGTGTAAATGTTGAGCGCGCGAAGCTCGGCGCGGCGCGCCTCGGTGAGGAACGGCGCGTAGTCGAGCGGCGTGCCAGCGATAGTCTGGTGCTGCTGCTCCTTGAATTGCCGGTACTGACGACGGAAGCGCTCAGCATAAGTGAGCTTGGTCTGCCCGCCCGTGATCGGGTCGGTGACCCAGTGCGACACCGCAGTCGCGGGCTGGATGGTCGTGTTGCGCGAGCCAGGAGTACGGATTTCGCACACCTCGACATCATCGAAGCAGGGACGCCCTTCAGCTGCGGTCTTCGCGTCGTTGGGCATCGCAGCGTTGCGGAAGAAGACGAGCAAATTGTCGTCAGTGTTCTTCGGATCGATAGCAGCCATCGTTTCCTCGATGTCCGTCTGAGGGACTGTTCTGGGATGTGGGCTGGGACCGCCGCGTGGTCGCCACCGAAGCGCGACGGTCCCAGGTTGATCCGATGAGGCCTCGCGTGCGGCGAGAGGGGTTGCCCCGTCGGAAGCTCGACGCCGTTACGCTCCAGGCGCGCTGTCGTAGAAGCGCCAGCAGAACAGCGGATTGGTGAGCGTGAGTTCGCCCATCCAGCCGATGAACTGAGCGATTGCGTCCTTGTCGATGGGCATCTGACCGTCGCCCTCGAACAACTTGTCGAAGTTGCGGTTCGGGTGATAGCGGAGCCGCAAGTGATCGGTGTTGATGCCGAAGGTCGTGTTCGCAGGCATGTTCGAGCCGATGCCGCCATCGAGCACGATCTCGGCGCGCTTGCCGCCGCCGATGTATTCGAGTGCGGAGAAGCCCAGCTTGCCCAGCGATGTCTCGTTGGTCTGACGCTGGATGAGCACGGTGGCAGCGTCATACGCCGCGTAGTGCTCGGGGCTCATGATCAGCAGATCGGCGTAGTCGCGACCACGCGAGCGGTTGGTCATGATCGTGTTGAGCATCGGGCGGATGGTGTCCGACTTCACCTGCGTCTGCCCCGCCATGAACGAGTTCGCGTCGAACGTGGAGGTGCGCCAGATGGTGGCGGTGTTGCGGTCGATGCCGCCGTACACGTTGGTCGGCGTGATCGGGATCGCCGTCGCAAGGCCGGTGATCTGCTTGCCGCCGTTCGCGGTGCCATCGGAGTAGATGCCCGCGTCCATCGTGTCTTCGAGTGCGCGCTCCGCAGCATCCATGTACGTGTCGAGCACGTCCATCAGCTGCGCATCGCCTTCGTTGTTGAGAATTTCCTGCATCGACAAGATGACAGGCACCACGACCATCTTCGGGTCGTAGTAGGCATCGTTCATAATATCGAGCGCGGGGTTCAGAAGCGTGTCGTAGCCCGAATACCACTGCGCGGTCTGCTTACCGATTTGCAGTGTCTGACGGATGCGAGGTCCGCTGTAGGTCTGCCACAAGCCTTTGCGGCGCATGACAGCGAGCATCGCGTTGTTGTTGGAGACGAGGTCCTCATACGAGGACGAGCGGTCTTCCAGCGCCATCGAGAGGATTTGCTGGTAGGCCGCATTGGTGTTGATGTTCGGCACGGTGCCACTCCATGATTACGGGTTCAGAGCGAGCCACTCGCGTTGACTGCCTTGATGGCGTTCGCGATTGCCTCGCGGCGACCGACCGGCTTGCGATGCGTGCCCGTGCCGTTTGAGGAGCCACCGGGTGCGCCGCTGATGCTGCGGTCGGGAGTACGGGTCTGAGCCGTAGTGGAGCGGGTCTGAGCCGCGTGTCCGTTGCGGGTCTGAGCCGCAGTGGCGGGCCGAAGAAGCTCGGCGCGCTTGTACGCAGTGTCGAGGTCGAAGCCGAGTTTGACTTCCTGCTCGATCAGATCGCCCAGTTCGTCGAGCCTCGGATGTGTCTCAGCGAACTGATCGACTGAACTGCGCGTCTGCCCGAAGGCGGCGGCATACTGTACCTGCCGCGCGTTGTGTTCAAGAGCCTGGATGCGCTGGTTCGCAGCCTGCAGCTGATGCGACTGCGCCATCGCAGTGTTCTTCGACTGCATCAACGCGCGCTGCTCGGGCGTCTGATTGACGATGTGCCACGCGACATCCTGCAGGGTGAGCTTGCGTCCGTCGGGCGTACGCAGGTTCAAGTTGTCCACAATCAGATCGAGCCCGCCGACCACATCGTTGCGGAGCTTGTGCTCCATGCCGACGTAGTTGGTGAGCGCACGCTGCAGCGTTGTGCCCTGCTGGCGCGCCATCGTGTGGAAGTTGCGGATCGCGTTCATTTCCTGGTGGTCGCCGCGATACTGCTGATAGGCGCGACCAAACTCGTCATGCAGGCGATGCACGTCGGCGCGCACCGTCTCCGGTGTCTTCGCCCAGTCGTTCTTCGCTGCTTGGCTCATGCGCTGCAGCGGGTGATCGTGGCGCGGTGCGCCAGGACCAGGACGCTGCTGCTGTTGCTGCTGCGTCGCGCCATCGGGCTGCTGACGTGCCGCGAAGTGACCGTGATCGGCGCGCGGCTGCGGCTCGCGCTTCTCTTCGGGCTCGGCCTTCGGCTGATCGTCGGGCCGCTTCTTCAGATTGATGGTTGGCTTCTCGGGGTCAGCCTTCGGGCGCTCGCCGCGCTTCGGCGGTTCACGCTCCATCTTCTCAGGCGGATTGTTGTGACCCATCTTCGCGTCGGCAGGCTTTGCCTGTTGCGCGCGGTCGAACGCCTTCTGGATCGCCTCGCGGCGCGACAGCGGGCGATGCTCGCTTCCCTTGAAGCTTGCGTCATCGACCGGCTTGCTCGGTGCCTGGGAGCCGACCGGCGTCGGTGCGCTCGGTGCAGCATTCGGATCAACGCGCACCTCGTTCGTCGGCGGCGGGTTCGCTGCCGGTGCGACGGTCACGTCAGACATAGTCAACCCCTCGCGCTACTCGCGCGTTGTGGCGACCACGTTTCGATGTGACGGACCCCCGCCCGTCGTTCACTCACGCGCGTGCTCGATGCCCCGCGCGGTACTTCTCAGCCGCAGTCTTGATCGCAGTGCGGCGCGCCTCCTTCACAGCGCGCTGATCCGTCGAACGCACATGCGGCTTGAATTTTTCATTGCCCACCTCGGTGAGCCCCAGCGCACGACCGACGGCGCGGAACGCCGCCTTACTCTCGTAGAAATTTCCATCGACCTGTTCGGTCGCGGGCATCGCGTCCGAGATCACATGCGGTGCAGGCAAGCGAGAACGCGCGACCGGACCTCGCTTGCGAGCGACACGAAACTTTCCAGGCTCAACTTCCACAAGCTCGATCATCATGGAAA